ACATGTATCGCAGAGTGGTCCGAGGTCAGCTTGGGGGAAAGCGCACAGGCAACGGGGGATAGTTGCTTGTGGCGTGAAGCTGACCTCGGACCGGTCTCTGAAAGGCCGTGGTTACTCGGAAGGAACTTCATCCTTCTTCGGTTCCAAGACCTTGATGTAGACACCAGCAACGTTCTCTCTCAAGATCTCATCGACTGCATCAGTGATGTCAGCCTCTTCCATCTGAGTAGGAAAGTCATCTGATGTCTTGGTCACCCTGGCTAGGAGGGATAGGGTGTTGTAACCCTGAGCTGTGTCCCAGCTATACCACTCATCGAACTGAGTGAAGTAGTTGTAGGGATTGTCCCTGGTTGTGAGCATGTAGTTGTCGCTCATGCTTCATCACCAGCCAGCCCAGCCTTGAGCGTGGACACCGAGATGCCGAGGTGATCTGCTACCTCAGCAAGGGTGTACTTGTTACTGCTCAGCATGCGTGCGGCTCGTGCCTGCATAGCTGCGTTCATCACCGGCTTGTCCTTGGGTGTAGCCAGTTCCTTGACCTTGTCAACATCGGCATTGTCGAGGATCTGTTCCAGTTTACTGTTGCTGATAGCGCCAGCCTGGATAGCTTCCCACTGACGAGGAGTGATCTCGATCTGCTTCTTGCCTGCACCTACACGATCACGAGCATCCTGAAGCGACTTGCTCTTGAGCTTCTTGATCTCAGCCGGATCGAGATCGGGGTTGGCCTCCTTCTTCTGACGGAAGACGGCATTCCCCAAGACCTGGGCTTGCCTCTCAAGAGGGGCATTGCGCAGGGCTTCACGAAGGGCGGCGTTAAGATCCTTGACTTCCTCGTCGTAAGCCTTGGCTGCGGACGGGGAGTACTCAACACCCTTGATCCCGAGCAACTCACGCCTAGCCTGGTTGGCAAGATCCTTGAGTTTGTTCGAGTGGTTTGCGTAGATCTCCTCCATCAACGTTCCCGAAGACAGAGTATGTGCGTCGTCCGTTTCGGCAAGCTTAGTGGACTTCACCATCTTGGGCTTGCCTGTGTAGTACTCGGCACCGGTCTCTACGTATACCAGCTTACCCGTCTTAGGATCGATCGGTCCGCCTTCCTTGGCGGGTCGAAGCTTCCTGTCCAGTACACGCTTGTCAGACGTGGCACGGGAGACGAGAGTCGCAGCACCCAGAGTTCCCTTCTTACCGGGTTCTCCTTGGTACTTCTTCTTCAGGCTGGCGATCCCATTGTCAACAGCCGATTGCTTGTAGTTGAGGTTGTGCTTCTCCGCATCGATGACGACCATGGAATGCTTTACCGCACGAGCAATCTCGTCAAACGGAGCACCCTTGATAGTCATGTCTGTGATGAGGTTGGACACATCACCCATCTCACGCCCCTTTTGCTTGGGCGTCATTTGGGGCATACCCTCGTAAGCGGGGTAAGCAGAGCGAGGATCGAAACCCTCAAGCTGCTTAAGAGCCGGATGCGTCTTGATCTTGCCTTGATTGTTCGGGATGACAAGGACGGTGTCACCGTCGAAGTCAGCACCGGACAGACGCTCCGCCACTCTGCTGTTGATACCGATCGCATCAGGCGCGTTACCCAGAAGCTTCTTCGCTTCGGCATGCCTGTTGTTGACGGTGAGTTCGGGGATCTCAAAGATCCCACCATGCGGGAAGCGGACGAGAACCACACGTTCGCCGTCTCTGAAGGAGGGTGCGTACACCTCGTGATCCTTCAGCGAATTGACAGGCAGGATTACCTTGTTCGCCTGTCGAGGCATGTGTGCGGCCTTGAGGTGAACGGCTGACGCATCGGCGGAATCAGCGAACTTCTCAAGAAGATGCTTCCTCACAGCAGGGTGTGTAAGACCCATGATGCGGTCGAACTCAGCCTTCTTACCCTCGTACGCCAGCTCCAGTTGATCCTTGGCCAGAGCGGGCTTCTGCTTGGACAACATCTGCGAAGAGAGAGTCTTGGACCACTTGTCCCAGCTTCCCTCTTGGTTGACGATGTTCATCACAGAAGTGACCCGCTGAGTGCCATCATGACCAAGCTCTTGAATCTGGTCATTGATGTTCGCGCCGAACGGGTCTTCCGGGTCGTCCTTCATCTTCTTCATCGCATCGAGCTTGTTGCCAGTGCTCGACTTGTTGGTGTTGAAGACAAGGTCCACACCAGCCGGAAGATCGTCCCGATACATGGCCATGCCCTTGAGGTAGTGCGTACCGTTTACAGCGATACGAACCTGAGCATAGCGAGACTTACCGAGGGTGACGTCCTTGACGCCAGGACGAACGTAGATCACACCGTCAGCATCAGTTCCGCCTTGTTCTGCGTAACGGACACCTACACGCTTCGAACTGATCGAGAGTGGGGGGAGGATTCTCTGGTACGTACGACCGCCATCGCGAGACTTGAGCATCGCAGGGGTGATCTTGTCCCGGTTGTCCCAAACTTCCTTGAACGTGGTTTCAGGCTTGGAGAGGACTTTCATCTTGGTCATCTTGCCTGTGCCGAGTTGTTCCACATCCACATAGTGGAGTCGGTAGCCCTCGTCTTCGAGAATACGACGGGCAGCCTTGAGCTTCTCGGCACTCACGTTCAGGTGTAGTTCAACACCCTTACCCACATCGATGTACCCATGCTTATCAACCTGAGCACGGAGCATCTCAGCAGTGGACTGGAGGATCTGGTTCTTGGTCTGAGCGTCTTCTTTGAGAAGATTCCGGATCGTCGACTCCGGCTTGTTCATCTTCAGACCGATGGCGACGTTCGACAGACCACGTTCCTTGAGCTGACGAGCCCGAGCGATGTCGGCGGCTTTGGCCGCGTTGTTCGCGATGGTGACTGTGTCGCGAAGTTGCGACGTCGTCATCAAGAAACCGTCAGCGATCTGCTTGTCGGTGAGGTTGCGACCACGCAGTTCCTTAAGCATGCTAAGAAACGTGCCAGCTCGCTCATGCGGTGTCTCACCGGACCCCCAAGGGTACCGACCTGACTTACGGAGAATCCCGTAATGCATGATCTCGTCTTCTTCGACAATCAAATCGATCCCCCCATTCTGTGATCGTAAAGGATCTCGTCGAAGTGACGGATCGTGCTGTAGACCTGAGACAGGTAGTCTCGCTGTATCGCCTCGACGAGAACTGTGTCACCTTGATAGATGCGCAGTTCGCCAGCAAGACGGAACGGCTTGATTCCGTACTCCAGACAGAAAACGGCAGCATAGACGTACAGCTGATCCATGGAGACTTTGGAAGTCCCTGTTTTCAGGTCATGAGCTCGAAGGAAGCCGTCGTACTGCTCGTGGTCTACGTACTCTTCGTAAGAGACCGTATCTGCCGTCCCATAGCAGTTGATCGTGTAGAACAACATCTGCTCGGGGGTCATGCCGAGATCAATCGCGTCATTGACGTAGTTCACGATGATCGGGCATTCAGGGCATTCCAGAAGCTTGATACCACGCTTGATGTTCCGCGATGCGGTCTCATGCAGTTCTGTACCCAGTGCAGCTGCCTGAGCGGTCCTGATACGCTCTATCAGCTTCTCCGGGGTATACCGGAGCCAGGACGGACTAGAGGGGCTTAGAAAGGCGTGTGTGCCTTCCAGTCGGGGGTGGGACCTAAATCCCGCAAAGCGCCCGTTCGAGAGCACAGAGCACTTCCTCTTCGTTCGAAGGGTAGACAAAGGCAGCGAACGACATCTCGTTCAGCTTCCGGACATAGTAGTCCTGGTTCGGCTGAGTACGAGCACGTTCGCTGACCTTGACTTCAAGAAAGGCATACCTGTTCTCATGAAAGATCACGATGTCAGGTATGCCTTGCAGGTAGCCTGGATCGTTCTTGAGAATGATGCAGTCGGGAAACAACAGGCGGAGCTTCCTGATTAGCTCCGACTGATATTGTGCTTCCGTCATGCGACACTCCCTCAACGAAAAAAACACGGAGGCTTATTCTATCCCTTCTATCACATCCCATGTTTTCCAGGCCGTTTAATATCTGCGCGTCACTTGAGCAGACAGAAGTGTTGCAGGATGATTGGTACCACCGAACCACTTAGAATCGAGAACGCTATGTCTCGGTCGAGAGCTCCTAGAGTCAGAGCTGCATCCCAAGATGTGCCGAAGACCTCCCCAGTCTCGACTACTTGGACTTTGCGGGTGAAGCATGGGTGGTTTTGCTGGAACTGCTGGAAGTACTTCACTGCGAACCATCGAGGGCGCCACACCAGATTGTAGGCCTCGTTGTTGCTTCGGTTCCCGTCCAGATTGACAGGTGTGTCGAACCCGAAGCTCGGCCGCGGTATGAAGGCTTCCGCGACCAATATCGAAAGAGCCCTTCGATACTGCTTCTTGTTCTTGGTCAGACCGACATGCACGATTCCGAACTGGTTCACGTTGTTCGTCATCAGACGGTCTGTTTCGTCGTTACGCACTGAACCTGTGTTGCTCACCGAGTACTCCGGGAACATCACGATCTTCCGCCACTCTTCTTGCATGCGACCCCACCTGATCTTGGTTCTGTGTTGCTGATCTCAAAGTGCCCGCTCTGAGAAGTTTCGCTTTTTAGGACATCCAGCCGCGTTTTGCAAACAACTAGGACATCCTGAAGAGCTCTGCCAGATTACCAGTTTTGAATCGAAAAACTTTTTACTATTGCGTTTCTAATATCTACAGATATTAAGTTGTTCGCGCAAGGGGGAGTGTTGGGCTTCAAAATTGGTAATTTGGTAAAAGCGTGGTCGAGATGTCCCTTTTCTTGCAAATCTCGACCGACGCCTTTTTGCGAGCAACCCTCTGACCTACGGTTTTTCCGAAGCCGTTTTCAAGATCATCCTGCCAGTTTTGCTTTCAAATCTGGCAAGGATTTGGTAAAACTGGCAAAGATCTGGCTCGAAAACCAGTTTCTGCCAAATCTGAACCAGTTTTTTTCCAGATCCGTCATCAAATCTGGCAGTCAAAATCGCTACGCGGTTAGCCCAAACGAGCGTTTTTTCGTAGCGAACTTGACTTCATTGAAGCTGTGTTTCGTTCTCAACGAGCCGAGAACCGCGAGATCGATAGTTGCTTCGGAAAGAAGAACGTAGTAATGCAACAGCGAATAAGGCGTGTTTAGGCGATCGATCCGCCCATGCGCCTGATGCCACTGTTTGTACGAATACGTCAGCGAGTAGAACAGTGTCGCGTCAGTCGTCGTACAGTTCCACCCCTCGGATCCGGCGGTGTACTGGACGAGATAAATCCAGCTTTCCCCCTCCGGAACCTCGTCATGCTTGTGTCCGTTCCACTCCGCCACTGTGTAATCCCCTGACAGTGTTCGGAGTGCCTCCAACTCATAGTCGTAGTTGTAGAACACGATCAAACGTGGATGGAGTTTGATGTGTTCTCGGACAGCGGCAAGACGTGATGGGTCTGAATAAACGACCTTCCGCATGACGTAGAAGAACTCCGCAAGACTGCGGATAGGCCTCTGTTCATACGGATTCCATCGTTCCTTCAGAACCTTATCGAGCTTCTCCTGATCGTACGTCACCGTCACATTCTGTGTGATGCGGGTGGTATGCCGTTCGTACGGCATGTGTACCAGGAGATCGTCTCGAAGTCTCTCAAGCTTCTTGACCCCGTGATAGCGCTTGATCTTCGGGAACTTAGCGTAGCTGTCATACTCGACGTGCTCACGCTTGAAATGGGTGATGTTCTTGAAGAACCCATTGGCGATGAACACAGGAGCGTAATCCAGCCAGGTATCCCCGGGTGTGGCGCTGAGCAGGATCCAGTTGTTGTTGTTCTGAGGTTTTGCTATGAACTGGAAGGCCTTGACCCAGCTACCACTACCAACGAGCCGTTGCTCGTCGAAGATAAAGAAGGCGCCGCGGACGTTCTTGTACTTGGCGATGTTGTTCCAGGAGTCGACATACAGTTTGCCACCCAGAGCAGGGCTCCTGACGTGCTTGCTGATGCCTACCTTGATGAACTCCTTCTCCCAGTCAAGAGAATCACGCTTCTTTGCCGTGGTGATTACGTATACATCACGCGGCACCTGTTTCCTCACATAGTAAACCGCTGCGGTGAGCGACTTACCGGTCCCTACCCCACCCCAGAGGATCTTACCGTTTGAGAGAGCTTCGACAGCTTTCTCTTGGTGGGGGTAAAGACTAATCGACACGGTTTACTCCTCATCGGCGGTACCTTGCGAGTAGGTTGGTACGTCGGTGGAGCCAGCGTTCGCGTCAGTGCCAGTCTGCTCCTTCTGGGCCGCCTTGACTCTATAGAGAGCCAGCTGCCGTTCTGAGAGGTCTTCTCGTATGCTCGGTATCTTGTGTTCGATGTGGACGACCGGCGGCATCGATGAGGCTCCACGGATGTGGAAGACATCGCCTCCGTAGGTCTGGGGTGCATCCTCGATCTCGATCGTGGGTTCCTTCTCGTCCCCCGACACCGTGATCGTGTAGGTCCCGTCGAGCTGAGGAACACTGGTGACCGTCACGTTCGTAGCGTTCGGGTGCTTCTCGGCGAACTCCTCGCATCGAGCCCTGATGAAGCCCTCCATTCCGTAGCTGTCGACGTGCTCCGCCTCTTCCGGATGGATGTTCACCGTGAGGAAGGCCTTGGTGACCACAGGAGTCTTGACGCCGATCTGCGGAACCTTCTTCGCGATCCAGGCACCCGGAGCCATGTATCCGCGCTCCTCGGCTGCTTCCTGGGCAGGCTTGGGCAGTTCCATGCTGAACGGGAAACCCTTACGGGTCAGGTAGTGCGGGAACTTCGGATCATACCCACGCTCGGACTTGAGCTGGTTGAAGATCGGAGTGTTGCTGTCGGGCATGGTGATGTCGTTCATGGTTCACGTTCCTTTGCGAGTTCTGTGGTGCGAAAAATGAACAGGCATGGAAGGCAGGCGCAAGAGCCCGAAGACCCCTG